ATACCTAATCCGTTTAGTAACTCCGAAAGGTGGGGTGATATTGGACCCGTTTATTGGTTCGGGTTCTACTGGTAAGGCTGCAATTAGAGGTGGATTTGATTTCATTGGTATTGAAAGAGAAAAAGAATATATGGAGATTGCTGAAAGTAGAATAAACTACGAAATCAACAATCCACATAAAGATAAGAAAGTAGAAGTAAAACCTGAAGTGGCAGAAAAAATAAATAAGTTCTTTGGATAGAATGGATCTCAAACCTATACATAAAAATACTGCAATTCCATTTATCCAAAAATATCATTATAGTAAAATACTACCGAGGTTGACAAAGTGGTATTTGGGGTATTATGAAGGAGATTCATTAGTTGGGGTTATTACCCTTGGATGGGGAACCCAACCTCTACAAACCATCCAAAAAATCTTCTACAAGGATAATGTAATCACTACTGATTATTTTGAAATTGGAAAAATGTGTTTTAGACCTGATAAGAATGGTAGTAATTTTGGTTCTCAAGCAATAAAACTTCTATTAGACTGGGCAAGGAAAAATACCAATGTAAAGTTTATTTACACTCTTGCTGATGGTATTATGGGTAAATGTGGGTTTGTGTATCAGGCATCTAATTTTAAGTACATAGGTAATTTTAAAACCGATGTCTATATGGATAGGGTAAGTGGTGAAAAGATACACCCAAGAAGTGCCAAAGAACTATGTAAGGAAAATGCCCGATGGGAAGGAAAAAATAAAGTATTTTGGTTGACTCACGATTTTTGTGAATACAAAGAAATTGATAGAATTAGGGGATTGATGTTTAGATATATTTATCCAATATCAAAACCTGCCAAAAGAATACTCCAACAATACGAAGAATATAATGGGTTGAAAAATCCAAAAGAAGTAGATTTGATTTTTGAAAAAAGGGTAAAACTCGGTGGATATGAAAGAATCCAAAAACCAGAATTCAATATGAATGTTTTTAACCACAATTATCAAAAATATAAAGAAAATACCAATGTAAATAAGTTTTTTGGATAATCAGTATATCAAAAAATTATTACATACCCGAGTATAAATTAGGATAATATAGAACAATCAAAAAGTTAAATTTTTTTTCCAAAATTTGATTTTCTTTTTTAATATATATCATAGTTATACTCACCTACCTACACGAGGTAGTAACAAAAAAATGTTTAACTTAAAAAAAATTATTTATGACAAATTCACAAGAATTATTTGAGCAAATGAAAGATTTATTTACTCAATTTGAAGCAGAACACAACGGAACTACTAAAGCCGCAAAATCAAGAGCTAGAAAAGCGATTGGTGAATTGAAAAAATTAGTAACCGAATACAGAAAAGTATCAGTAGAAGAATCTAAATAATTTTTAAGAAATGAGCAAATTATTCACAGAAAGAATCCCTTTCAAACCATTTGAATTTCCAGTATATTACACCGAAGGTTGGTTAAAACAAGCCCAAGCATTTTGGTTACATACTGAAATATCAATGCAAGGTGATGTCAAGGACTGGAATGAGCATCTAACCAAAGAAGAAAAACATTTGGTTGGGAACATTCTCCTTGGTTTTGCTCAAACCGAATGTGCCGTTAGTGACTATTGGACTGGGATGGTGACCAAATGGTTTCCAAAACACGAAATAAGACAAATGGCAATGATGTTCGGTTCTCAAGAAACAATTCACGCTACTGCTTATTCATATTTGAATGAAACTTTGGGGTTGGATGACTTCTCTGCATTCTTGCACGAACCTGCAGTTGCAGAGAAGTTTGAACTCCTAACTCAAACTTCTGCAGATTGGACACCCGAAGATTTGAGAACTAATCCAATTGCAAGACAAGAAGTTGGTAGAAGTTTAGCAATCTTCTCTGCATTTTCTGAAGGCGTATCTCTTTACTCTTCATTTGCAGTTCTTTACTCATTCCAAATGAGAAATCTATTAAAAGGAATTGGACAACAAATGAAGTGGAGCGTTAGAGATGAATCACTTCATAGTAGAATGGGATGCCAATTATTCAAACATATGTGTGAGGAATATCCCGAACTAAAAGAAGAGGCAAGGGAATCCATATACAACGCAGGAAAACTCATCATGGAATTGGAACACAAATTCATTGATAAGATGTTTGAATTGGGTGATTTGGAAAATCTTAAAAAAGATGATTTGAAACACTTTATCGTTCAACGAATAAATGAAAAATTAGTTGAGTTGGGATATGAAGGAACTTTTGAATACGATAGAGAAAAAGCATCAGAGTTAGATTGGTTTTATAATCTTACTGGCGGAGTAACTCACACCGATTTCTTCGCAATCAGACCTACTGATTATTCCAAGGCGAATGAAGGAGAAGATTGGTCAGATTTATTTTAAAATAATATACAATTAAAAAAATGGCAGTTAAAAACTACGGCGAAGAACTCGGGTGGGAACTCGATGTTGATTTCCCATCATGGGGTAATACAGAAATTTATGTAAAAACAATTTCTAAAGGGTATTTACTTTCTGGTGAGAAACCAAAAGATGCATATTGGAGAGTTGCAAGTAAAGTAGCTCAGAGATTGAATAAACCACAGATGGCAACTAAATTCTTCGATTATATTTGGAGAGGTTGGTTAAATTTGGCAACACCAGTATTATCAAATACTGGAACTGATAGAGGTTTACCAATTTCTTGTTTTGGTATTGATGTAGCAGATTCAATCTTTGATATTGGAAACAAAAACTTGGAGTTGATGCTACTCGCAAAACATGGTGGAGGTGTTGGTATTGGAATCAACCAAATCAGACCTGCAGGAGCCGTAATTACTGGTAATGGAACTTCCGATGGAGTTGTACCGTTTTGTAAGATTTATGATTCTACAATTCTTGCAACCAATCAAGGTTCAGTAAGAAGAGGAGCTGCATCAGTAAACTTAAATATCGAACATAAAGATTTCGAACAATGGTTAGAAATCAGAGAACCAAAAGGAGATGTAAATAGACAATCACTAAACCTACACCAATGTGCAGTGATAGGTGATAAGTTTATGAGAAAACTCCAAGACGGCGATGAAACTGCAAGAAGAAAGTGGGGTAAATTACTTCAGAAAAGAAAGGCAACTGGAGAACCATATATCATGTTTAAAGGTAATGTAAACAAACAAAACCCCGATATGTATAAGATTAATGGTTTGAAGGTATTCATGACTAACATTTGTTCTGAAATCACCTTACATACCGATGAATCGCATTCATTTGTTTGTTGTTTATCTTCCCTTAACCTTGCAAAATACGATGAGTGGAAAGATACTGATTTAGTATACACAGCAATTTGGTTCTTGGATGGAGTTCTTTCTGAATTTATTCAAAAGGCAAAGGGACTTCGTGGATTCGAAAACTCAGTTCGTTCTGCAGAAAAAGGTAGAGCATTAGGTCTTGGTGTATTAGGATGGCACACTTACTTACAACAAAGAGGTATTCCATTTGAAGGAATGACTGCTCAATTTGAAACTCGTAAGATTTTCTCTCAATTAAAGATAGAATCTGAAAGAGCATCAAGAGATTTGGCATCAGAATATGGTGAACCACTTTGGTGTAAAGATAGTGGATTCAGAAATACCCACTTACGAGCAATTGCACCAACGGTATCAAACTCCAAATTAAGTGGTGATGTCTCTGCCGGTATTGAACCTTGGGCAGCGAATGTGTTTACCGAACAAACTGCAAAAGGAACTTTCATTAGAAGAAATTCTGAATTAGAAAAAGTATTAAAGAAAGTTGGATTAAATACCAAAGAAACTTGGGATAAGATTTTAGAAGATGGAGGTTCGATTCAGGACATTGATGAACTTGAAAATTGGTGTTTCTTAAATGGAAAAGTTGTAAAGTGTGATGAAATATCACCTGATGATTCATCAAAAACTTTCAGAGTTAAAGATGTATTCAAAACATTTAAAGAAATTAATCAATTAGATTTGGTAAGACAGGCTGGTATAAGACAACAATACATTGACCAAGCAGTTTCTCTAAATCTAGCTTTCCCTGCTATTGCAGAACCAAAGTGGATAAACCAAGTGACGATGGAAGCTTGGAAACAAGGTGTAAAAACCTTATATTATATGAGAACCGAATCAGTACTTCGTGGTGATATTGCAACGAAAGCAATGGATCCTGATTGTCTCTCATGTGATGGATAAAAATTTAACTTAAAATAAGAAAAAAATGGTAGAAGTAAAAAAATTCTCGGCAGCATGGTGTGGCCCATGTAAGATGTTGGCTCCAGTAATGGAGAATATAAGTAGAAAACCAAACTTTAGTGATGTTAGATTTACAAATATAGATGTGGACGAACAATTTGAAATTGCTTCAAAATATGGAATTCGTTCGGTTCCAACAGTTATAATTGAAAAAAATGGACAAGAGGTAAAAAGAATTAGTGGTTCACAATCGGAGATTTTTTATACCAATGTTATAAATGAGCAAATCCAATAATAGAAGAGGTGAAAACCATCCTCGTGCAAAACTCACTAATGATCAAGTTAGACAGATTAGAGAACTCCATACAAAGGGGTTCTCTACTTCTGTAATATCCCGAAATTTTAAAGTATCCAAGTGGAATGTGGAAGAAATCGTAAAAAAACACACTTGGACTCACATCTGATTCAAAACAATTTGGATATATCAGATGTTTTTTGTATCTTTGATAAAAATAATATAAAATGACAGTTATAGAAGCAGTATCTCCTGGTGATGCATGGGTAAAAGTATCCAAACATCTTTTAGCAAATGGAGTAAAAGTAGGTAATCTTACCGAAGAATTGAATGTAATGACAGAAATTACACAATTCGAATCCGATGCATGGTTTGATTCTCATTTTAGAGAAATTATGGGTGATGATAGAATTGATTACGCAAAGACAGTGACATTCTTAAAACCCGAACCAAAACAAGCACCCAATGCGTTTTTCCAAGCAGAAGAAGGGTTGGAATATAAATTCATTAAAGATCACTGGCACGATTCATATTGGGGTAGAATGGTTTCGTGGGGAGGAACATTTAATCAGGTAGAGAATGTAATCAAAATCTTGAAAACTGGTAAAGCAGTTAAGAGATGTGAATTAATTATCTTTGACCCGAGTAGAGATGCAAGAAACCCATACTCACAACCTTGTATGTTAGCTATTGATATTAAACCAAGAAATGGTAAAATCTACTTGACATCAATTATTCGTTCTAATCGAGTATCCAAATCAGGTTATGCAGATTACACTGCATTGGTTGAGATGGGTAAATTTCTTGCAGAACAATCCGATATGGAACTAGCAAAAGTATCGGTTCTAGCTTGTTCTTGTCACATTGGTGATATGAATGATGAGAAGAAAAAAACAATCAAGTTATTAGAAGTATTAAATAAATAATATGTGTGGAATCGTAGCAACGATTGGTTATACTAAATCCGATGTGAATGAAATGCTTGAAGCAATCGCACATCGTGGTAGGGATAATCGTGGTATAAAAGAATTTACTTACAAAAATAAAACAATTCATTTAGGACATAATCGTTTATCAATTAACGATATTTCTCCATTAGGTAATCAACCAATGGAATACGATGGAATTGAATTGATAGTAAATGGTGAAATTTGGAACTACCCACAATTACGAAAAGAATACGAAGAAAGAGGATATACATTTAAATCAAATTCAGATTCAGAAATTATTCTTTTCCTTTACAAAGAAGGTGAATTAAAGAGGTTAGAGGGGATGTTTTCATTTGTTATATATGATGGAAACAAACTGATATTATCTCGTGACTGGGTGGGTAAAATACCCCTATATATCTACAATACCAACAAGTATATTATCGCAAGTGAAATTAAATCGATTCTTACCCAAGATGGTATTGATGATGTCAAGATTGTTCCAAAAAATTCCTTAATTCAAATTAATTTAGATACTGATGAATTTACAATTGATAAAAATTACTACTTCCAATTTGCATCAGAAACAACCAAAGCTACATCTCACGAGGAAGTGGGTGAAACTACATTCAAACTTTTAGAAAGTGCAGTAGATAAAAGATTATTATCCGATGTACCTATTGCAACATCTTTGAGTGGTGGTATTGATTCTGCAATTATCACTTACCTACTTGCACAACGAATTCCTAATATAAAGGCATATACCATTGCGTTTGACCAAGAATCAAAAGATTTACAAAAGGCAAGAGTGTGTGCTAAAGCACTCGGAGTTGAGTTGGTAGAAGTATTCGTTCCAAGAAATGAAGAGATTATCAAACAACGATTCATGGAATCTATACGAGTAATTGAATATCCATCAACAGTTCAAATGGAAGTGGGTATTCTACAATCATTCATTGCAGAAGAAATGGCAAAGGATGGAATCAAAGTTGCATTTAGTGGTGAGGGTTCAGATGAATCTTATGGTTCTTATGGAACATTCAGAATGTTTAGTAAAAAACCTGATTGGAGTGATGTTCGTAAAAAGTTATTTGAAAAACAACACTACGGCAATTTATTGAGAGGTAATACTATATTTATGAATTACGGTACTATTGAATTAAGATGTCCTTTCTTTGATAGAGAATTTTTGAATTATACCACAAATCTTACCGATGAGTTCTTGGCAGATAAAGGACAATGGAAAAAACCTCTTGCAGATGCATTCCGAGGTAAATTACCTGATGAAATCCTTGACCAGGAAAAAAGAGCATTCCAAAAAGGAACTAACTTTAAACAATACATCGAACATATTATTTTGAATGATAAGAGTATAAACTTCAACAATAGAAAAAATATGATTCATGTTATTGGTGATAATTTTCAAAAGATACATGGGTTCTCACATAAAAAGTTGAGAGAAGAAATTTCAAACAAAAACATAGGAATCTACAAATGGCTTTAATCCAAACTCCAATAGAAGAATACTTCTTAAAAGGTAAAAAGGTTTATGTAAAAAGAGATGACCTTGTTGGGGATGGTGTAAACTTTCCAAGATGGGCAAAGATTGAAGGCATCCGAAGAATTTTAGAATCTGATTATATTGATAAATCAAAACCACTAACACATCTTTCAGTTTATGGAAGTTGGACAGGTTGGGTTTTATCAAAATTATGTAAGGAATATGGTATTGAGTTTATATCTTCGTATCCTGATTCGAAATCATATCCACCCGAAATTTTAGAAATCATCCGAGGTAATGGTGCAACTCTGAATCCCATGAAACCGAATATGATGAAACTACTTGAAAATAAATTAGGTGGTATTGCTCAGAAAAATGGTTGGCAACAACTACCTTATGCTTTTAATCACCCTACTTATGTAAATTATATGCAGAGTAGAATGCAAGAAGTATTAGATGAACAAGATTTTGACCATTTAGTTGTATCCATTGGTAGTGCAGTAACCGCATCAGGATTAATCCGAGAATTCTTACAATATACTTCTTGGAAAGATATACTCAAAAATAGAAGACAAGTACACACAATCACCATGTCATCAATTGAATCTACACAAAAGATTTTGAATGAAAATAAAGCAGGTGATTTGAATAATATTCACATTTACAAATCTCCATTTGAATTCAATGATTTTATGGATAATTATGAAGTTCCATTTGATTGCAATGAATTTTGGGATAAGAAGATGTGGTATTGGTTAGAAGAAAATATTGAAAAACTTGATGGTAAAATCCTCTTTTGGAATATTGGAGGTTCGTATAAAAAATCCTTAAACATTAAATAATGTATCAGAACATATATTATCAACGAGAAAAAAACTTAATACATCTTTGGGATGATAAACTTGGATATAGGTCTTTTCCTTATACAAGATACGCATACGAAAGAGCAGTTAATGGCGAATGTGTATCCATTTATGGAGATAGATTAACCAAGATATATAAGTTCACCAAAGATGATCCTGATTTGTTTGAATCTGATGTTCCCGAGACAACTCGTGCATTAGTAGATTTATATTCAGAGTCAGATGATGTATCCAATGCTCATGTGATTCTTACATACGATATTGAGTGTGAGATGGAATCCGGCCTACCTAATCCTGAAGAGGCAAAAAACGAACTCACATCAATTGCTTTACACGATTCTGCAACAGACCAGTATTGGGTATTGGTTATGGATAAGAGTGGTAAGATGGTTCAAAAAACAACCAAATCAGCAATCGTTATTCCTTTTGTAGATGAAAGAGATATGTTGTTGAAGTATTTGGATTTATACGAATACATCAACCCATCAATTGTCACGGGTTGGAACATAGATTACTTCGATACTCCGATGTTATATAACCGAATTAAAAGGTTATTAGGAGAAAAACACGCAAATAGATTATCTCCTATTGGAGAATGTTTCTGGTCTCCATATCGTAAGAGATACTTCATGGCAGGTGTTTCTTATTTGGATTACATCGAATTGTATAAGAAATACAACTATGGTGAATTACCAAACTACCGATTGGATACGGTTGCTCAAATTGAGTTGGGCAGGGGTAAGATTGAATACCAAGGTAATCTTGACCAATTATTCCGAGATGATATTGAAAAGTTCATTGAGTACAACTTGGTCGATGTTGAGTTGGTAGTTGGATTCGATAAGAAATTACAATTTATCGATTTGTGTAGGGGTATCTGTCACGCAGGACACGTCCCTTATGAAGATTTTGTTTATTCCTCCAAGTATTTGGAAGGTGCAATGTTGACATATCTTCGTAGAAAGAATTTAGTAGCACCAAACAAACCTGCAGATAGACAGGAAAGAATGCAAGCTCTTCGTGATAATGACCAAGAAAAGTTTATCGGTGCGTATGTGAAAGACCCGATTGTTGGTAAGTATGATTGGATATATGACTTGGATTTAACATCCCTATATCCATCCATCATTATGACCCTGAATATCTCACCTGAAACCAAAATGGGTAAGATTCAAAATTGGGATGCAAATAAGTTCATGAAAGGTGAAGTTGATTATTACCAACTTGGTGAAGAAAGAATCAGTAAAGAAAATCTACGAAAGTATTTAGATGAATCAGAATATAGAATTGCATCTAATGGAGTTCTTTATTCTTCAGATAAGGTTGGATGTATTCCAGGTATTCTTGATTTGTGGTTTAACCAACGAGTAGAATTCCGAAAGTTGGAAAAGAAATATGGTAAAGAAGGTGATATGGAAAAATATGCTTTCTATGCTAAAAGACAGTTGGTTCAAAAGATTTTGTTGAACTCTCTATATGGAGTATTAGGATTACCGGCATTTAGATTCTATGATATTGATAATGCAGAGGCAGTAACCCTGACAGGACAGACTGTGATTAAATCTACTGCTGATATGGCTAATATCAAGTATAACAAGGAGTTGGGTACGAAAGATGTAGATTCCAACATTTATATTGATACTGATTCTGTGTTCTTCTCAGCAGTTCCCCTGATGGATAATAGATTCCCAAATTGGAGAAGTGAAGAACAAGATACGATTGCAGGTTATGTAGATGGTATCGCAGGAGAAGTTCAAGATTATCTAAACAATTTCTATAATATACTTTCGGTAAAAGTGTTTAATGTTCCAGCAGATAAACACCGATTTGAAATCAAAAAAGAATTCGTAGCAAAATCAGGTCTTTGGGTAGCAAAGAAAAGATATGCACAATGGATTATTATGAATAACGGTGTACCGATGGATAAGCTGGATGTTAAGGGGTTGGATGTTAAAAGGTCATCATTCCCCAAGGCGTTCCAAGATATCATGGCAGAGGTTCTTATTTCGATTCTACGAGGTGAAACCGAAACACAAATCTCGGATAAAGTTCTGGCGTTCAAAAAAAGAATGACAGAATACGAAATCAAGGATATTGCAAAAAACTCGGCAGTAAAAGAACTGACAAAATACATGGGTAAGAAAAGACAACCTTTCCAAGTTGAGAAAGGAACTCCTGCTCACGTCAAGGCAGCAATTGCATATAATGATTGTTTAAAACATTTTGAAACACCATTTAAATACTCTCCTATGGGCAATGGTGATAAAGTAAAGTGGGTATATCTTAAAAATAACCCATTAGGATTAGATGGTCTAGCATTTACTGGGTATCAGGACCCACCTGAGATTGTAGATTTTATCCACACTTATGTTGACCATAGTAGAATTTTCGAAGCAGAACTAAAAGGTAAACTTCAAGATTTCTTTACAGCAGTAGGATGGGGAGATGTGGTGAGTGAGCAAAGAACGGCAGAAAAGTTTTTTTCGTTCTGATTTGGATAATTGAAATATTTTTCGTATCTTTGTAAAAGAATCTGACAATATGTCAGTATCTACACTCGTGGAACAAAATGTGTAATACACAAGTAAATAAATAAATTAAAAATAAGTTATGGCAAAACAATTAAAATTTGATTCCGAAGCAAGAGAATCATTGAAAAAGGGGTTAGATACTCTCGCAGATGCAGTTAAAGTAACTCTCGGCCCTGCAGGTAGAAATGTACTCCTTCAAAAGAAACAAGGTACTCCACATATCACTAAAGATGGTGTATCGGTAGCAAAAGAAATCGAATTAGAAGATGTATTCGAAAACATGGGTGCTCAACTTGTAAAAGAAGTATCCCAAAAAACTGCAGATTCTGCAGGTGATGGTACTACCACTGCAACCGTTCTCGCACAAGCAATTGCTAAGAAAGGGTTTGAGTTCGTTAATGAAGGAACTAATCCAATCTACCTTAAAAGAGGTATGGATAAAGCAGTTAAAGTTGTGGTAGAAGAATTGGAAAGACAAGCAGTGGTTGTTGGTTCCAATAAAGAAAAAATCAAACAAGTAGCAACAATCTCAGCAAATAACGATTCCACTATTGGTGATTTGATTGCAGATGCATTCGAAAAGGTTGGTACTGATGGTGTAATCACCGTAGAAGAATCCAAAGGACTAGAAACCTCTATGGAGTTGGTAGAAGGTATGCAATTCGATAAAGGGTATATGTCATCCCACTTTGTGACAAACCAAGATAAGATGACTGCAGTGTTGGAAAATCCTTACATTCTAACCTATGATGGTAGAGTTTCCAATATGAATGACATTCTTCCACTATTGGAAGGAATCTCACAACAATCTCGTTCTCTCTTGATTATTGCAGATGATGTAGATGCTGAAATCTTGGGAACTTTGGTAGTGAATAAACTCCGAGGGTTGTTGAGTACGGTATGTGTTAAGGCACCTGCATTTGGGGATAGAAAGAAGGCTATGCTGGAAGATATTGCAATCCTAACTGGTGGAACTTTTATTACCCCTGAAACTGGGTATAAGTTGAGTGAGGTGACATTAGAAGATTTGGGTACTGCAGAGAAAGTAACCGTAGGAAAAGATTCCACTACTATCGTAAATGGTTCAGGTTCTACTGAAAACATTTCACAAAGAATCCAACAAATCAAAAATGAAATCGAAAATACTGCATCGGATTACGATAGAGAAAAACTCCAAGAAAGATTGGCTAAGTTGTCAGGTGGAGTTGCAGTTCTTTACATCGGTGCTGGTTCAGAAGTAGAATTGAAAGAAAAGAAAGATAGAGTAGATGATGCTCTACAAGCAACTAGAGCTGCAATTGCAGAAGGTATTGTTGTGGGTGGGGGAGTTGCTCTACTAAAATGTACTGATAAGATTCAAGACCTGATTGATAATGGAGGGTTGAGTCCGGCCGAATTGAATGGTGCTGAGGTTATTAAATCTACACTTCAATCACCAATTACACAAATCTTGGAAAATGCTGGATTGGAATCGGAAGAAATTATTCAATCACTATTTACTCATTTTGATGTAGATGGTGGTGAAAATATGGGATTCGATGCAAAGACACAAGAATTCGTAGATATGTTCCAAGCTGGTATCATTGACCCGAAGAAAGTCACACGAGAAGCAATTCAAAACGCAACCTCGGTAGTTGGTATGATTTTGACAACCGAATGTATGGTGGTAGACAAACCCGAGGAAAAACTAAAATTTCCGATGATGCCACCAATGATGTAAAATAAAAATGAAAAAATTTTGGTATACTCAAATTTTTTTCGTATCTTTGTATAAATTTAAAATAAACTAATAATGGAAAAACAAAAATTAAATCGTTTCGTACAAAAGTACACTCTTGCTGGTTTGGTAGAATCAGTAAAATGGGAATCAAAAGATGGTTCTCTCTCAACATCTTTTATCTCCGATGACAAATCAGTTTTGGGTTCGGTAAGTATGAAAGAATTCGATGGTTCAGATGCAACTTTGGGTGTATATGATACTACAAAATTAATCAAAATGGTCTCGGTTCTTGGTGATGGTGTAGATTTCGCAATCCAAGACATTGAAGGTAAAGCAGTTTCTTTGAAGTTCAAAGATAAATCAACTTCAGTAAATTATATGTTGGCAGACCTTTCGGTTATTCCAAATGTACCTGATTTGAAACAACTTCCAAACTTTGATGTAAAGATTAAATTGGATTCAACTTTCATCAATACTTTTATCCGAGCAAAGGGTGCTCTTGCAGATGAGAACAACTTTACTTTTACTTGTAAGGGTGGTAAAGGACAGATTATCTTGGGTCATTCTAATATCAACACTAACCGAATTTCTATTGATGTAGATTGTGAGTGTAATAGTGATGTAGAACCAATCTCATTCTCGGCAACTTATCTTAAAGAAATTCTTGTGGCTAACAAAGAAGCATCTGATGCAACTTTGAATATTTCAACACAAGGTCTTTCTCATATCCACTTTGAAATTGACCAATATACTTCTGATTACTACCTTGTAGAGATTCAATCCTAATGAAGTACTTTTACGAACGAAGTAAATTTTCTGAGTTTAAATCCAACACTACTTATCATCGGTTGTTAGAAATGACCGATGATGAGTTTGTGTATTGGGCTAAACTTCTTCGTAAAGAAGTGACTGAACAATGGGATGTAAGTGGTACACCACCGGTTATCGGTAGGGATGAAGAAGGTATTATTGATTCATTCAAGAAACTTAAATCAAACCCTGCAGAGTATTGGGAAAAAGATTTGAGTGGTGATACTGAATCATTAGGTATTATCCAAAACTTCAACAAAGATGCATCGGTTGTAAATCAATTTTTTCCAACCATGTTGAAAACTAAAATCTCTATTGGTAAATCTGCAGATGGAGGTTTGAGTATCTATGACCACTTTGCTGACCCCGAACTTGAAGAAACTTTCGTCAAGATTATGAAACGGGCAGTGAAGAGAGATTCTATGTACTCTTGGTCTCGTTCTATTATCAACAAGAAAGATGAAAATCCTTTTTGGGATGGACAAGATGGATATACTTTTATTAAAGAAGCACATGAAGGTAAAATCTTTAACGGCGAATGGAGTAATTCAGATATTGTCCTTGCAAGAGTAAAAGAAGAGACCTTAGGTAATTATGGTACATTCAATGCAGAGTATGTTGGATTTGGTAATCTTTATTTATCAGGCACTCAAATTAGAGAGTTGAGAGATAATGGTTATTTAAATAAAACCCAACTTGCAAATGTGAGTGATGTTCCTGATTACTATGAATTGGCAGATGGTACTCGAAAAAATTATCATTACCTAATTCGTTGGTACGATAAAACCGATGGAATCTTTCCAAAGATTCTTCAAGTATTCCGATTATCATGTGGACAACCTGCAGTAAACTTCCCGGCATTAACTGCAAAGTGGATTTACGAAAATTATACCAATCACATCGAACAAAATGAACCACTACATATTTACGATTCATCTTCAGGATGGGGTGGTAGAATACTCGGTGCAATGAGTAGTAGAAAGAAAACTCATTATGTGGGGACTGACCCGAATCCTGATAATTTTATACCCGAACTTGGTATATCTCGATATGAATATGTTGCGGATTTTTACAATAAAAAATGTGTAGATGACTTTTCAGATTCATTAGTTAAATTCTTTGATGTAAAAAAACAAGGAAATACTTACGAGTTATTTCAAGATGGTTCGGAACTAATTCAACATAATCCAAAGTTCCAAAAGTACAAAGGTAAGTTGGATTTAGCATTTACATCTCCACCGTATTTTAATCGAGAACAATATTCCCAAGATGAGAAACAATCATTCAAAGCGTATGGTGAGTATGAAGATTGGAAAGAGAATTTCCTCCGTCCTACACTAACTACCATTTACGAATACCTTAAAAATGATAGGTATGTACTTTGGAACATTGCAGACATTAAAATTGGTTCCAACACTTATTATCCATTAGAACAAGATTCTATTGATATTCTAACCGAATTGGGTTGTGAGTATAAGGGTAAATTAAAAATGTTAATGACTAGAATGGTTGGATTAGACCCATCAAAATCGGGTATTAAAAATTCAGTAATTCATAATGGTAAGGCGTATAAGTTCGAACCAATATTTGTATTTCATAAAAAATAATAAAAATGGCATTCTTTTCAGATAATAACGATAATAAAAAAGTAGACAATAGTTTGTGGGTGGAAAAATATCGTCCAACCCTATTAGAAAACTATGTGGGGAACGAACATCTAAAGGATAAAGTAAAAGGTTACATTGAAAGTGGTGACGTTCCCCACCTACTTCTTTATGGTAGAGCAGGTACTGGTAAAACCACACTTGCTAAACTAATAGTAAATTCTATTGAATGTGACCATATCATCATCAACGCATCGGACGAAAACAATGTGGATATGGTAAGAAACAAAGTAAAAGGTTTCGCATCAACTATTGGATTCAAACCAATGAAAATTGTTATTCTTGATGAGTTTGATTATATGTCTCAGAATGCTCAAGCAATCTTGAGAAACTTGATGGAAACATTTTCTAAACATTGCAGGTTTATCTTAACTTGTAATTATGTAGAGAAAGTAATTGAACCAATTCAATCTCGTTGTCAAACTTTCCAAATTGTTCCACCAACTAAAAAGGATGTTGCAATTCAAATCTCAAAGATTCTTAAATCAGAAAATGTAAAGTTTGAACCAAAAGATTTAGTTCCTATTATTGATGCAGGTTATCCTGACATTCGTAAAGTTATTAATACTTGCCAATTAAACTCCCACAAAGGAGAATTGAAAGTAGATGTCCAAAATCTATTGGAAAACGATTACAAAATGAAAATCTTGGATATTCTTAAATCCAAAGATGATGTAAGAAATCGTTATATGAAATTG